GATTCAGGCGGCGGCCGGCGGCGTGGTCATCACCGGATATACCGACGACGCCGTGCAGGCACCCGCCGCCGACTCCAAGAAGGCCATCAAAGAGGCCTCCATCACCTGCCTGGAATGCGGCAAGTCGTTCAAGGTGATCACCAAGAAGCACTTGGCCACGCATGGCCTCACGCCCGAGCAGTACCGCGCCAAATACGGCTACAAGAAGACCCAGGCCCTGGCTTGCAAGTCGCTGGCCCGGGAGAGGCGGAAGAAGATGAAGGACATGAAGCTGTGGGAGCGGCGGGGGAAGGCGGCCGGGGAAGAAAAGGCCTAGCCGATGGCTGGAACGCCCACCATGAAGGTGGCCGAGTATCGGGCCATGATGCGCCTCGGGGCCGTCCCCGGGGCGCGGCCCGGTCCTGCCCGCCGGTCACCGCACGAAGCCGGCAAGATGAACAAACTCGAAGCGCAGTATGATCGAGAGATTCTACAGCCACGATTTCGGGCCGGCGAATACCTGGACGTGCGGTTTGAGCCATTCAAGCTCCGGCTCGCGGACAAGACTTTTTACACGTTCGACTTTGTCGCCGTGCGTCCTGACTGCATTGAGATCCATGAAACCAAGGGACATTGGGAAGACGATGCCCGGGTGAAGTGGAAGGTCGCTGCGGAACAGTTTTGGTGGTTCAAGTTTTTCGCGGTGCAGTACGTCAAGGGGTCATGGAAGATCGAGGAATACCGGGGGTAGGCCTGACGGCCTGGGAGAGAGTTGTGCGCCAAGAATCACTGGAGGAGATCATGGCTGAGGCGATAGGGCCGGAGCAGGCGCAGAAAGCCGCTCAAGCCTTGGTAGACGAAATTGGGGGGTCTCGAATCGACATCCCGAAAGGAGACGCGGCGAAAAGGGAAGCGCGGAACAGGAAAATTCGCAGTTTATATCGCGAAGGCGTCGGGTTTTCGTTCCTCGCCGAGCGTTTCGCAATCAGCGAAAAAAGCGTCCGCAGGATCGTCGGAACGTAAATTTTCCCACCCCGGGGGCGGCGCGTGTCCCAGCCCCCGCCCATGCTGGCCCCAACAAAAGGCCCGCCCCCACTCCGCTCCAGGCTGTGCGCGGCGGGCCACCCTTGGGGGCCGCCATGACGTACCGATTCGGGAGCCAGTCCCAGGCCAATCTGGCCAAATGCCATCCGCGAGCCCAAGAACTCGCTTCCCGCGCCCTGGTACTCTCCTCCTGCGATTTTTCGGTGACCTCGGGAGCCTGGCTTACCCTGACCCTGGCCCCCTACCCGGCCGATCCTTCCTTTCCAGGACGGATATGGACCGTGGCCGATGCCGTGTGGGAGGCGTCCTGCGCCGCAGGCATCCAGATCCACGAGGTCACCGTGTCCATCCCCGGCGGTTGTGTTCGCGCCACCATCGCCGAGCCGGCCGAGGGGCTGTTGCCTGCTTCCTCCCAGGCGGCGGCCCCGGAGCCGGCGTCTCCCGTCGTCGGAGACAGCATCACTCGGGGCGGCCCTGCCTACGAAAAGCTCGTCGCATGGCTCAAGGCCGAGGAAGGCTTGGTGCTCAAGGGGCACTGGGACCCCATCGGCAAGGTCTGGGACATCGGCCACGGCTACAACCTGACCGCCCATGGCGTCCCGGCCAGCGAAGCCCGCGGCCTCGTCTGGACGCCCGAGCAGGCCGACAAAGCCCTCCAGTCCGAAATCGCTGCGGCCATGACCGAGCTTGAAGCCAACTGGCCCCGATGGGACGACGAGTTCGACCAGGTGCGCCAAGCCGTTTTCGTTTCCGGCGTCTACCAGCTCGGCGTCGGCGGCGCGGCCAGCTTCAAAAACACCATCGCCTGCATCCGGGCCCACGATTTCAAGGGGGCCGTCCGCAATCTGGAGGCTTCCCGGTGGGCGCGCCAGACTGCGGCGCGTGTCGGGCGCATCGAGCAGATGCTTTTGACCGGCCAGTGGCCGACGACCGTGAATGGGGTGACGCTATGACCATCCGGGAAGCCAAAGAAAGAGGCCTCTGCCGGGAATGCGCTTATCGCGTTGTCGGGCCAGGAGAGATGCGGTGCGTGTCACCGCATGCCGAGGACAAGCCCTGCCCTGGCCGGAGGACGCGCGAGGAGATGCGGGGCGAGGAGGCAAACGGCGTATGAACCCCTTCCTCTCCCGAAAGCTGGTCATGGGCCTCGCCGCCATCGCCGTCCTGGCCGCCAGCGCAAAGCTCGGCCTGAGCGAGCACACCATTTTGATTCTCGGCGGCGTCGCCCTGGCGTGCAGCGGCTCCCAGGCCATCCAGGACCTGTGCAAGGCCGTCGCCGAGCTTCTGCGCGTCTGGTCGGACCTCAAGCCCTTCATCCTGAGCCAGGAGCAGCCATGCGAGTCCTCTGCGCCCTCCTCGCCGTCCTCGTAGTTCTGGCCACGGCCGGCTGCGCGCGTCTCCTCGGCTTCGACGTGCGTCTCGGGCCGCCGGCCCCATTTTGGACAGACAACCAAGCCGGGCCGGATCAGGTCCAGTCCGAGCCGCTGATTCGGAGGTAATGGCCATGCGCATCGTTTCCTACGACGGCGGCGGCATCAAGGGCTATCTGCCGGCCATCGTCACCGCCGCCATGGAGTCCCGGACCGGGAAGCCCATGGGCATCATGGCCGACATGCTGGCCGGGACGTCCACCGGGGCCATCCTCGCGCTCGGCTTGGCCGCCGGCATTTCGGCCATGGACATGGCCACCTTCTATCTCTCCAAGGGCCCTGCCATCTTCCGGCGGTCCTGGGGCAAGCGGTTCCGGTCCTGCTTTGGCGTGGCGGATGAGCAGTACAGCAACGACGGCCTCCACGCGGGCCTGCGCGAAATCTTCGGCGACAAGAAGCTCTCCGAGCTCGTCACTCCCTGCGTGGCCGTGGCCTATGAGATTGAGACACGCCAGGTCGTTTTTTTCACGTCCTGGGATGCCGCGCGCGACCCGCACCGCGATTTCTCGCTGGTGGACGTGGCTATGGCTTCGGCTGCGGCGCCCACGTACTTCGAGCCTTGGCCGGCAATGAGCGTGGCCGGCGACCGCCTGGCGTGCATCGACGGAGGCGTGGCGGCCAACGACCCGGCCCAATGCGCCATGGTCGAGGCGCTGAAGGCCGGCCATCCCATCGAGTCCATCCGGCTTGTCTCGCTCGGGACCGGACGGGAAGACCGGGCCTACCTGCTCAAGAACGCCCGTAAGGGCGGCTTGGCTTGGTGGGCACGACCGCTGCTCGACATCCTTTTCGCCGCGGCTTCCGACATCACCGACCACCACTGCCGCTACATGCTCCCGAGCCGGTATGTGCGGCTCCAGCAGGACTTTTCGGAGCCCGTGGGCATGGATCAGACGGACGACCGGGCATGGGCCGTCATGCGCATGTGCGCTCGCAAGATCACGGAACGGGATGAGTTCGAGGCGGCCCTGCGGCTGCTCAAGGGAGAGGCGTAGACGTGGGCGAAGACGAGGTGCGGCGCATTGCCGAGGCTGTGGCGGCAAAACTCCAGGAATCGTCCACTCATTCGCATGATGGGGAGAAATGCGCCGGGATGCCGGCCTGCTGTGTCCAGTGCCGTCTCTCGCCAGAAGAGCATGCCGAGCAGCATCGGGCCATGAAGGGTGCTCTCAAAATCAGGTCCGTCGTGGTGGTCAAGATCGTGGAATACGGGGCCGTTGTCCTCTTCGTCTGGCTGCTGACCAGAATGGGGTTCAAAGTCCCGCAATAGGGCCAAAACGCTAAAACCTCGCGGCGGCTGCACCCGGCCGCCGATATGCCCGGGCAGGCCAAAGAAGTCCCGGGCGAACGGATAAACGGGCACCTCTTTTCGGAAGGCGAGTGCAGCGGGTGAGCCTGCCCCGGGGGAATCCAGCGTTAAGCCCCGTCACCAATGATCGCTGGGCATGCGCGGTAGGCCCGATATTTCGCGAGGGAGAGGCACAGGATCAAGGCCGGTTTTTCTGGTTTCTACAGGGAGGGTTGCGCCTTGAGCGTAGCAATCCGCGAACGAAATTGAACGCAAAACAGAGGAGGTGATGACCTATGGCGGCAACGACTCGCAGGGGCGTGGCCAGGGTGACCGGACAGGCGCGGGCCAGGACCGGCGGCGCACGCGGCGCGAACATCGTCCGTGCCATGGCGGCCCGCAGCGGCGGTAGCCCCACCATCAAGCGGGGCAAGAAGTTCCGTTAACCAACCAGCGCGTTCAGCTTGGCGTCGGGCCTCGCCTCAGGTCGGTAGAAATACGTGGTCGGGGGGAGCTCGATGCCAAGCAAGGGCGCGAGATCGTGGCACCAGAGGCGGCCATTTTTATGCAGCGCACCCCACTTGGCCTTCGCAAGGAACTTTTCGGCCAGAGAGCCGGCCAGCGGCACAGGCTCGGGGAACGCCTTGAGCAGCGCCTCATAGTCCGCGAGGCATTCGGTTTCCGGGTTGCCGGTCGCCTCGAGGCCATCCAGGGGGTTCGCCACTTTCTTCGGCCGCTTGCCCAACCGGGAGTAATTCACGCCGGGCACGTCCAGCCCCATCTTTTGTGCCACGAAGCCGCCGTCCAGAAACATATCCCCATGCGCGGTCAGCTTGAGCGCCGCCAGAAAATGATCCTTCTGCCCCCGATCCTCGAACACGACTTCAAACCGCGATTTGTCGGCGAAATACACCGACACCCAAAATCCGGCGTCGGTCATCGAGGCGTCTTTGTTGGCCATCTGCTTGGCCTGGGCGTTGAGCTTGGAGTAGCGGTTCTCGTCGGGGGTCATTGGCTTCGGGGCGTTGATTTTCTGGGCGGGTCTGGTGAACGAAAATCGCTTCGGCGGTTCGGGCTTCGGGGCATCCAAGGCGGCCAGGGCATCGGCTTTGGGGAGCGCATCAATGGAGCCGTACCGCTCAATTGCCCGCTCCAGCCGGTACACCTCGAGGTCCATCATCGGGAAAAATTCCAGGCACCGGGCATAGTCCCGGGGAAAATGCTTTTTGAGGCCCCAGGCGTAGAGCAGATACAGCCCGTCAAAGGTGCGCCCGAACGCCTTATACTCCGGGGAGAGCTTCACCCCGTTGGCCTTGAGCGACTTGACGATGTCGTCCTTGCGCCAGTCCCAAATCGGGTAGAACACGCGCCGGCGGTCGTTCCAGGCCCCATGCTTTTTGATGGCGCTCGCCCGCTGGATAGAGTCGGCAGCGCGCACCCCAACCGCCGTCCAGCAGTTTTCCGGGAGCCCGGCCGAAAGCTCGGCCAGCCGGGAAACGTCATCCCAATCGAATTGCGGCAGATTGGCCGCGTAGAGCACCGGGTAGCGCTCCGGGGCTTGAAACACCATACCCTCAAACATCATGTGCAGCACGGGAGAAGGCAGGCGCACGATATGTGTGCCGATCTTGGCCTCGCAGTAGGCAAGGTATTCTTCCACCACTTCCAACCCCGGAACCATATAATAATAGTACGGGGCGAGGTCGAAGTGGTCGCGCAACACATCAATCTGTCCCCAGGCATCTTTCCCACCAGAAAAAGCAACAAGGCACTTATCCTGGTCGGGGCTATTCTCTTTAACGTGCTGAATTATTTCTTTTAGCGATTGCATACGGGGATAGTCTCATGGAAAAGAAGAAAAAGCAAGCAAAAAAGAAAGGCAGTAAGCTAAGGAAATACAGCCAGGCAAAGGTAATCAAGGCCCTTGAGGGGACAGGGGGGATTATAACCGAGATCGCCACGCGCCTCGGATGCCAGCGCGCCACAGTTTATGCCTACCTTGACGCCTTCCCTAAGATCAAGGCTGCGTATGACGAAGAGCGAAATTCAGTGACGGAGATGGCTAGGGCAAACCTTATAGAGGCTATTCAAAATAATGACGTTGAAATTTCCAAGTGGTGGGTGGAGAGACGCGACCCCGAGTTCGCGGCAAAGCAGCAGGTACAGGCCGACGTCAAAAACTCTGGCGGCGTCCTGGTCGTCCCCGGCGTGGCTACAGATGCCGGCGCGTGGGAGGCTGCGGCCAAGGCGCAACAGGCCGAGGTGTTGAAGGGTGGGAATGCTGGATAACACGGTTTGGAAGCCCCAACCCGGGTCTCAGCCTCTTTTCTTGAGCTGCCCGATTTTCGAGTGCTTGTACGAGGGCACGCGGGGGCCTGGGAAGACGGACGCCCTGCTCATGGACTTCGCTCAGCACGTGGGACAGGGGTTTGGCCCGGCATGGCGCGGCATTCTCTTCCGGCGTGAGTACAAAGAGCTTCAGGACGTTGTCACCAAATCCAAGAAATGGTTCCACCAGATTTTCCCCAATGCTCGCTTCCTTGAAAGCCAATCAGATTACAAGTGGCGCTTCAAGGATGGCGAGGAATTGCTTTTTCGTACAGCCAAAAAGGCGGATGATTACTGGAACTACCACGGACACGAATACCCCTGGATCGGCTGGGAAGAGCTAACGAACTGGGCAAGCTCGGCACTGTACGAGGATATGTTGTCCGTGTGCCGCTCGTCGCATTCGGGCGTCCCGAGAAAGTACCGGGCCACGGCCAACCCTTATGGCGTCGGGCACAACTGGGTGAAGGCCCGCTTCATTGATCCCGCGCCTCGTGGAACCGTTATCCAGGATGAGCTTGGCCGGCCCCGCGTGTGCCTGCATGGCTCGATTTATGAGAACAAGATCCTTCTCGCGGCCGATCCGCAGTACCTTAAAAACCTGGAAGCCATCACCGATGAAAACAAGCGCAAAGCCTGGCTTGGCGGCTGTTGGGACATTACCGCCGGCGGCGCGCTCGATGATCTCTGGCGTCAGTCGATTCACGTCATGCAGCCCTTTCCTCTCCCCTCTTCTTGGCGACTAGACCGTTCTTTCGACTGGGGCTCGTCGCGCCCCTTCTCCGTCGGCTGGTGGGCGGAATCGGACGGCACCGAGGCCACAATGTCGGACGGCACGAAGCGGTGTTGGCCCCGAGGGACGCTTTTCCGCTTCGCCGAATATTACGGCTGGGATGGCAAGCCGGATAGAGGCTGCCGGATGATCGCTACGGAAATCGCCCGGCGTATTGTGGAAATCGAGAAGAACTTCAAACGGCCGATACAGCCGGGGCCGGCGGATAACTCTATTTTCGACGCTGAGAACGGTGTCAGTATTTCCGATGACATGGCACGATTCGGTGTCAGGTGGTCGAGGTCTGACAAATCCCCCGGCAGCCGGCTTAATGGCCTCGAGCGTGTCCGTAAATATCTTTCAGCCGCTCTTAAACACCCTATGGAAGAGCCCGGACTTTTTGCATTCGACACCTGCCGGCACTTCATCCGAACGGTTCCCGTGCTGCCTCGGGATGACAAAAACCCCGACGACATCGACACCACTGCCGAGGATCACGTTTATGATGAGGTTCGATACCGGGTTTTGGCCGTGAAGCGCACCTTTTCCACCCAACAACCCTCAAGTTGGTAACCCTATGAGCGCCATCGAACAAAAAAGCACCGTCGCCACCCCGCGTTCCGAGATCATTGCCTACCGCACTAAGCTCCAGGTTGTTCAAGACCTCATGGGCGGCCAAGACACCATGCGGGCGTCAGGGGCTCGATATCTGCGCCAATATCCCCAGGAGCCCGCCGCCAAATGGAAGGCCCGCGTGGATGGCGCGACGCTGCTTAACGCTTATGAGCGCACGCTGGCCTACCTCTGCGGGCAGGTTTACTCCAAGGACCTGCGCCTCCAGGGCGAAGGAGGCAACGAAAAGGACGCCAAGCTTGGCGCCTTTGCCGACCTGGCCGAGAATATTGACGGCGAAGGCAACTCCATTTCCGTCTGGTCCAAGCGCGGCTTCCACCGGGGGCTCAATGATGGCTGGGGGCTGATCCTTGCCGACAGCGCGGCCGTGCAGGTGCGTAAGGCGGCCGGCGGCGGCCGGGAATATCTAGCCGGTAAGGACGAGTCCGGGGTTGAGGATTGGCGTCCACTCAACGCCGCGACCGACGCTCAGGCCGGCTTGCGTCCGAAACTGGTCTACATTCGGTCGGAGAACATCCTCGGCTGGCGCTATGAGATGGTGGGCGGGGCCAAGAAGTTGACCATGCTGCGCCTCATGGAGGCGGAAAAAGAAAAAGGCCAATGGGACGCCGACGACAAGGAAATCCCCCAGGTCAGGGTGTTGTACCCCGGCCGGTGGGAAACGTATCGGCAAAATGGGGAGAACAACGGAGATTGGGAACTGGTGGCCGAAGGCCATTTGCCGACGCCGAATGACATCCCCGTCGCCTTTTTCCGGCCTGGGAAGCCCTTGGATGAAATGACATGTGAGCCGGCGCTCCGAGCCCTGGCCGACAAGAACATCGAGCACTGGCAGAAGCAGGCCAAGCACAACCAGCTTATGGACTGGGTTAGGTCCCCGGGGATGTTCGCCACCGGTTGGGCCCCCATGAACGAAGGGGATTCTTTCACCTGGGGGCCTGGGATTTGCTCAATCCTGCCCACCGGGGAAACCATGGGTGCCATTGGCGTTGACGCCGCATCCGTCGCCGCTTCGCGCCAGGAGCTTGAAGACTTGAAGCGGGAGATGGCCCTCTTCGGCATGCAGATGCTCATGCCGCGCATCGGCGTGGGGGACGTTACAGCGACCGAAAAGGACATCAGCAAGGACGAAAGCGACTCCACGCTCAAGGGTTGGGCCATGGAGTGGAAGGACGCTCTTGAGCAGGCCCTCGTGTGGCTGGCTGCGTTTGTCCGGGAGAGCGTCAAGGCCCCCTCGGTCATCATCAACACCGAGTACCGTCCGCCAGTGGACGTTATCAGCATCATGGATCAACTCGGCAAGGCCCGGGATCGCGGCGACATTTCGCGCGAGACGTGGTGGGAGCTCGAAGCCAAGGCCGGCGTATTGCCGGACGACTTCGATGCCGAGGAAGAAAAAGACCGGCTTATGACCGAGGCCCGTGACGGGACTATTCAGTCGGCGGCGACTCGGTTTCTGAATCCGGGGACGCCTCCGGCTCCCGCTTCGGGCCGTCAACCTGGCCAAGGGGAATCTGCGTGAGCTCGCGAAGGAAAAGGGCTTTACCCCGGGCTAAGTCGCGCTGTCGGTGCGGCAGGGACAGGTCAATGCGCAGGACGCCACTTTCCATGTCCTTGGCGGCACGCTCGAAGTATTTCCGGCGTCTCTCGCGCGCTTCTTCTCGCGTTTCGACGTGGGGTTTTTCGTCCGGCATGAATGAGGCGTAGCATGGTCGGAGAGGCATATCAATGCCGGCGCAAGAAAATCTTAAGCATAGATTGTTCTTGTTGTGAAAATGCAAGCTCCATGGTAATGTATCTTCAGCCGTAGCAAGGAATGGGGATATACATGGCCACATGCTCTATACCGTCTTGCAATAGAAAGACCGTAGCAAAGGGGTTATGCGCAAGACATCACCAACAAATAGTCATGGGAAAGGCTCCTTTTAGCTTAGAAAAATGCAGAACAGAAAAAAACGAAATCACAGTTCATGGCAGACTTGCACTGATGGATCTTTACGATCAGAAGGGAGCGATTTGCGCCAGGACGATATTTGATAGCGATCTCGTCTCGCTAGTCGAAGAAAAAATTTGGTGCTTTGATGGGAATGGATATGCGCGGTGTTCTAGATCTGGGACAACGCTCCAAGAAATCATTCTTTGCGTAGCCCCTGCCGGATTTGTGGTTGACCATATAAATAGAGATGGACTTGACAACAGGTATTGTAACTTACGTCTGATACCAGCTGGTGTTAACAATATAAACAAGGGCAAGCTTACAACAAACAGCACCGGATATATAGGCGTATTCTACGACGTGGTTCGCGGGGTGTTTTGTGCAAGCCTGAATCACAACAAAAAGCGTGTATTCTTTAAAAGGTTCAAGACGGCTATGGATGCCGCGACAGCAAGGGATGCTGCCGCCATTGAACATTTTGGAAGGTATGCCGTGCTAAACTTCCCAGAGCCACAATATGTCAGAAGGCCAATATCTTTTTGATACATATCAATGGGCGAGGGCCGTCGTCTGGAGAGCACAGCTTGACCAGTTCGAGGCCGAAGCCCTGCTCTCCATCCTGGCCACCCTCGACAAGGGCCGGCGCGAGGTCATGCGCGAGTTCCAGGCCCGCTACGCTGGCGCGAACCTCTCCGACTGGCAGGAGGCCCGGCTTGAAGCCCTGCTCTACGAGATGGAGGACCTGACCGCGGGCGTCCGGTCGGAGCTCACGCAGCAGTACACCACCATGTCCGTCACGGTTGCGGCGCCCTCGATCACCGAGACCGTGGGCGCCCTGTCCGTGGCCGGCCTGGCCCGGGGCGTGAACAACGTGGCTCTTTCTTCAACCCAGCTTCGGACGTTTTTCCAGGAGACGCCCCTTGGCGGCCGGCTGATCCAGGAGTGGGTGGACCGGACCTTTGACCACAGCGTCCAGGGCCAGATCCGGCAGGCCATCAACGTGGGCGTGCTCAGGGGCGAGGGCTATCCTGGGCTGGTGCGGCGAGTGGAAGACGGGTTCGGGATGGCCAGGCAGGACGCGGTGACGTTGTGTCGGACGTTTGTTTCGGCGGCGAATAATGAAGCAAGAGATATGGTTTATGAGCAAAATAGGGATATAGTAAAGGGGTGGCGTTGGCTCACAAGCGGAGACAACTTGGTTTGCCCAATATGTTTAGCGTTTCATGGACAAGAATACAAGATAGGAGAAGGACCAAAAAGGCCCGCTCATCCAAGATGTAGATGCCAATCAACCCCGGTAACTGTAACGTGGCGTGAGCTTGGCATTGATATTGACGAAATGCGGAAGGAGTCGGAAAGATGGATCGTTAGAGGCCAAAAGGATTATGACGGTGAAGTCCTGGTACGCAACATTGATGAGGGCGGAAAAAACAGGACGATTCGTGTTGGTCGCTACAAAGACGCAAACGCCTTTTGGGACAGCATGTCCGACGCGGAGAAGGCAAGCACAAGTCTTGGGCCGGGACGGACGGCATTGCTGAACTCGGGGAAAATCAAGATGCAGGATTTGGTGGGTTCGGGGCCGGGATACAAGCCAAGGACAGTTGCGGAGTTAAAGGCACTGGCGGCAAGCCGGAGCTAGTCGGTATCGTCCTCCCTGCGTTGTAAGGCCGTCCTTCCGGGCGGCTTTTTTTGTGCCCAATGAAAATTTGGACATCCAGGGGGCGGTCGATGTCCCAAACAACGCCTAGCGTCAGGTGAAAGATAAGTTTCACAGGGGGCGGCATGAAAGAGATAATCGAAGAACTTCGGGGTGTTCTTCCTCCGATCTTCGCCGGGCAAAACCTGGACGACCTGACGGGCGGGGCCATTGTTTGGCGCACCGTCCTGAACGCCAGGGCGGCCAAGCAGGTCCCCGGGTCCTGTTTCGTGAGGTCGGGACGCAAGGTGCTGGTGCGGCGCGATCAGTTTTTAGACTGGTGGCAAGGGACGCTACGGGAGGAGGTGAGCGAGTAATGGCGCACACCGACGCCTGCAAATACCAAGTCTGTCAGCTTGTCGAGCGGTTGGTGAAAAATGGCCAATCGGTGAACGAGGCGAGCAAACACGTGCAGGTGGAGAGCGATGGCATCCCGGCGGAAACCATCCGAAGGTGGTGGCGGCAGATTCAGGAGGAAGCGAAGGGGTTGGTCAAAAATGACCAACAGCCCGAAACTCCAGCAACCACGCCGCAATCCGTGGCTACAAGTGGCTACAAAACCAAGCCCCAAGAGGTCGCCAAGCGGGTTGAAACGCTCGTCGAGAAGGGGGCGTCCGTCCGCGAAGCGGCCAAGACCGTTGCCGAAGAAACTGGAAAGACCCCGTCGTCTGTCAGGCAGGCCTACGCCAGAGAGAAAGACAAGGTCCCGGTTGAGGACGCGGCTTCCGAGGCTTGGCAGTTCGCGGAAATCGCCATTTCGCAGCTGAAGCGCATCAGGAAAAACGATCCGGGCCGGCCTGCGGCCTTCCAAAAGGTAAAAGACTGGATCGCCAGCCAGGAGGAGAAGTAGCATGGCCAAGGTGCTTGAAACGAGAAACTACGGGATGTTTGCCCTTCACGAGTTCAACCGTGACGTCAACAAGACCAGCCAACTCGAAAAAAGCATGAAAGCCCACGGGTGGATCCCGGCCTACCCGATGCACGTGGAGCGGGTTGGGGGGAAATTGAAGATCAAGGGTGGCCACCACCGCTTCGAAGTGGCGAGGAAGCTCGGCATCCCAGTCCTCTATGTTATTTGCGACGATAACGCCACTATTCACGAGCTCGAAAAGGCAACGACACGATGGTCGTTCGACGACTACCTTGAGTCATATTGCCGAAAACAGAACATAAACTACTTGAAGGTGAAAAAATACAGGGACGAGACCGGAATCCCGCTCGGCTGCCTCGTTTCGATGCTTGGCGGGCATTGGGCCGGCTCCGGGAATTTCCGTGATTCCTTCAAGGCGGGCACTTTCAAAATAAAAGACACTGCCCATGTCGATACCGTCGCAAGCGTCATCGCCGCCATGAGGGAGAACAAGGTTGCTGGTTGCAACGGGAATCTCATGGTGCTGGCCATTTCAAAGATTCTTTTTGTCGAAGAACTGAATGTCAGCCTCTTGATAAAAAGAATTAAATCGAATTCCAGTTCGATAAAGAAACAGGTGACGCTTCAAGGTTACCTTGAAATGCTTGAATCCATATACAACAGACAGAACAAGGGGAAGCTTCCCCTCGCCTTTTTGGCCAATGAAGCCGCCAAGCACAGAAATGCCATCTTATGTGCCAGGGAATCGAGAGCCATCTAGGTTGGCGCAGGGGCGTCAACCCCGGTTGCTGTCCTAACCAATATAAGCGGGAGGTTGGGCATGAAGATTTATGAGGACGGGTCTTACCAGGGTTGCAAGAACTGTGGCTTTTGCGCGAAGGGGCGGTCGCGATTTTTGCGTCGAACGGGTTACTTTTGCATGGTCAACCCACCGATTGCGCGACGGTTTGGGCTGGCAAAGTTCCCACGTGTACACCCGGAATGGTGGTGTGGATGCTGGAACATCGGAGAGGAGAAATAGCTATGCCCGATCCTGACACCCTCGCCCGCAAACGCCTCACCATCGCCGCCTTCCACAACGCCACGGCCGACCACCTGGAGCGTCAGGCCGTAATCCTCTTCCGCCAGTCCGGCCAGTCCCGGGCGGCGGCCAATTACGCGGCGGTCATGCCAGCGGAAGAGGTCGAGAAGGTCTTTCCGCTGGTCATGGCCGCCATTGAGGAGGCGGAGCAAGGGCGGAAGCTGGCGGGGATGGAGGTGGAGGGGGAGGTGTGTTGAGGGCTACCCTTCGAACCACCTGCTTAACAGAACGGCAGGACTAGGCTTTATTCCGACTCTTTCTGCGTTCTGAATGTCGGTCTCGTCGGCTCGACGTCCTTCGCCAGAGAATAAATGCGGCCCATATATAGTGTCTCCCTCGCTGCCCAGCATTTCTCCGCCACGGTAGACGACGCCCTGAATAATTTGGCGTGCATCAATATCAACATACCCGCCCTCGTATCCTTCAAGAACAACTTCGGCATCCTGGTCGAGAGTGGCAAGTCTCTTAACCAGGTCTTTAACTTTCATAGTCCCTCCGCGAGGGAGGAGACTTCTTTCCCAACAACCTCAATATCTTTGGCAAGAGCAGAAAAGAGTTTGTCCGCTCCACCGTCACCAAGCCCCCAAGGATTGGCCTTGGAGTATGCTTTCTCGTTGTAGAGCATGAGCCGGTCAACGGGTGAAAGACTTCGCTGATCTTCTGTGAGGTTGGCGTAAGCGGCCATCATAATTGGTACCTCATCGTCTAGCCACTTTCTTTCCAGGACCGATGCTGCGTCATTCCCGTTCTGCGGCAGATTGGAGAAAGAGTCACCAGCAACAACATGTGAGCAGAAAACAAGGGATATGTCGTGTTTCACTTCCCCATCCTCCTCATCCCCTCGCAAATTCCCAACCCCGGGGCCGGCTCCATCCCCGCCGGCATGAACTTGCGGTACTGGTCCTTTGGCAAATCCTTCGGGCACCGGACGTTATCAGCCGAAATCCCGGCCGGCGTCGCCTCGGGGATCGCCCCGGGCGGCATGCTCGGCGTGACGGTCACGTAGCCCATGTAGGCCCCGGAGGGGCCGTAGACACTGGCGGTTTGAGCGAATGCCACCCCGGCCAGGAGCGCCACCAGCAAAAGCAGCGCGCCCAAGATCGGCAGCAGGCACCCGACCGTCGTGCGGTTGTAGACGCGGTTGTAAGCGGCCTTCTTCGGGTTTGTCAGCCATCCCCAACCGCGCGGGGCCTTGAGGCCGAGCGAATGCCGGATGAAGCGGGCCGGCGACGTGCGGGCGGCGATGCGCTTCGTGAATGAAGGGGTGCGGAAGCCGAGTTTCATGACACCGCCACAGGCCTCAGCGGGTGATAAAGGTCGTCGAGTTCCTTGGAGCGGTTCAGCCTTTCAAAACATTCGGCGATTCCTTCCTCGAAAAATTCCTGTGTCATCGCTGCCATCTTCTTTTGAATCCGCTCCTCCATCTCGGACAAGAGTTCTTCACTTGGCGTCTCGCCTTGCCAGGATACAGAAAATGGCTTGCCCAGCTCCCACGGAACCCAGTCGTCAGCCACAGAGAGGGTGCCAAGGATTGAACCCATCAGCCCACCTCTTCGAATTGCTCGCATGGCCTGCTTATAAGCAGCGCTCTTGTAAATCCTAAAGGCCTTTAGTGTCTGACCAGGACGTCGTCGCATTGCTCACCTCCCCGCCTGCTTCATCCCCAACAACAATTATTGCATATCCAGCCATTCGCTATAAAGACTGCGAGCGCTTGCTTTCCTCTTTTCCATATCGGCTAGCTCGTTCTCGTTTAGAATAGAAATAGAAACAGTACCTATCCCCTGCGGTAGTCCTGTTTCGCAAATATTTCGCAGACAAACTCCAACATTCTCCGATCCTACATCAACCATTTTTTGTAAATTGCGGAAATTTGGCGATAGTTCCTTTACGCGTTTCTTAAAATCTTCTGGATAGTTCATTGTCACAGCCTTAACGGTATTACGTTTGCCATTAAATGCGACGCAGCGACTACTTCGTTTTCTCTTCCGCTGCTTTCCCCGGCCCCAAAAAGCAAGCTCCGGCGAACGACGCTCCCGGAAATACTCCGGCATTCTTGGCGCGCAGACGAACGCCCAGCCCTTCCGCAAGCAACGCCACGGCCAGGGTGTTCATGCTGACGCCCTCGGCCTCTGCCTGCTTTGCCAGCTTGGCATGAAGGCTTTTCGGGGTCCGCAGGTTGAACTTGCCCGAGGCCGGCCCGCCGCTGCCAGGGGCGGGAAGCTCTCGGCCGTCCTCGCGGTAAACGGCGATCACGCCTTCGAGCGCATCCCGGCCATTGGCCAAGGCCTCTTCCGGCGTCTCGCCGTCCGACATGACCGCGCCGGGAAAGTCCGGAAACACGATCAGCCAGCCGCCGCCGTCCTCTTCGGAAAGCGGCGTCAGGTTGAAGGGGTATCCGTGAAAATCCATATCCATGTGGCACCTCTATTCTTCCAGGGCAAGCACGTCATCGATCAACCGCACAAACGCCTTGATGTAAATCGACTTGATCGGTTTGTGGTCCGGTACAGTCGCCTCACCAAGCACGCCAGGGAATGAGTAGATCACATGGCTTGTCCCGCCCCGGCGGCGGCGTAGGTTGAACCTTCTGGCCAAAACGTCCACGTCCTCTATCCGCCAATCGCGCGGGTTTTGGCGCATCCGGGCCAGAAGTTTGTCTGCCGTGCTCATGGGAATATTAGTACCACATGCGGGGCCAAAGTCAAGAGAAAAATTATACCGCCCCGCCCTCTTTTCCGTCGGGCGGTTCCTGGTGCGCCGTCCCCGTCGCGGTCATAGCCGGCAGGGCCGCTTTCCCTTCTGCTCTCGGCCTCCCCGCCTTGACCGGCTTCCACCGCTCGACCTCGCCCAGGGGCACCAGGAGCGTCTTGCCGACCTTGACCGCGTGCATGTAGCCGCGGCCGATTTGCTGCTGTACGGCCTGCCGGGTCAGGTCGAGAATGACCGCCACCCGGGCCACGGGTAACGCGCCACCCTGAGGACCTGTCGGCCACCTAGCCAGGTAGTCGCGGCAGGCGATGGCGTCGTCGAGCGTGGCGCACTCGTTGGCCTGCCATTCCGCGACCGTGTAGGCGGCCGGGCGACCGTCCGGGCCAGGGACGTCCGGGGGGAGGTATGTGCCCCCGAGGATCGAGGCGATAAGGTCTTGCATCCGTCCCCCTACTGTTTCGGCGCTGTTTCGGATTCGGCCACAGCCTGAAGAATCTCCAGACCATAACGCGTGGCCGCGTCCCTGAAGGCTTCGTCGGTATCGAGGCGCGCCATCAAGACGCGCCTGCCCTCCTCTTCGCCGTATCGCTCCATGGTATTAAAGACGATTTCTTGGAGCGTTTTCTGATCCATCCACAACTCCGGGGAGAGCCACGGCCCTCCGGGTATTATCCGCCCAGGTTGTTCGACTCCCCGGCCCCGACCTGGTTGAACCGGGCCACGAGGTCCAGGCGCTTGAATTTTACGTGAAGCGTGCCGGTCTTGAAATAGGCCCGGCACTCGAAATAGTCGGTTTCGAAGGCCGACTCCTTTGACCGCGCCGCCTCTTTTGCTTTTGTCACGAGATCTTCCGGGTACTCCGGGAAGCCCTTCCCGTCGAGCATGTGAAAAACCTTGTCCAGGTCGGACAGAAGATCTTGCCGTTCTACCCAACTCCAGGCCCCGAAGACGCGGTCGAGGATGACCCGCGGCCCCACCTTCCAGGGGCTGTTGGTCTTGTGCTGCCGATCCCAACGGTAAGGCCGCAGCCGGCGGTAGCAGCTTTCTACGCAGGCCCGGGCGATGTCGTCCCGGCTCTCGTAGAGCCCTTGGAGCGTGGCCAGCAAGTTGCCCTCGGTGAAATCCGGGGTCGTGTGGTCCCGAAACATGCCGTCCATGCGGGCACGATCCTCCGGCCCCATCATGTCCCGGATGCCGGATTGCTGGAGTGTGTAGCGCCAGAAGTTTTCCTGGATCGTGGTCAAGGATTCGCGCATGGCGCTTGTGGGCTTATCCGGCTCTTCAAGCCAGTAATCGCTGATCCGATCATGGAAAAGGCTGTCGTGGCTTTGGCCAAGGGCGGCCTTCATGGCCCGTTTCGCCTCTCCGAGCTTGCGGAAGGCGTCTTCCACCAGGGAGGCAACGGTCGCGTGGTTGTCGGCCAGGGCCTGGAGCGTTTGGCGTGGCATGGGTGCGTTCATGGCTTGCTCACTCTACTTCGCTTGGGAGGAAGACTTCCGCAACTTCCTCGCGGCCCATGCAGCCGCCGTCCGAGGTCAGAATGGTTTCGCCGTCGTCGGCAAAGCCCACCACCTTGACCAGTTGGCCATCCTTCTCGACGTAGTCCCCCGCCTCGATAATGATCGTGCTCTTCATGGCTTTTATCTCCCTGGCCGGGGAGAGGTTGCCCCCCTCCCCGGCCTCTTGGGTCGCTACGCGGCCTTGATCCGGCGCATTTCCTCGGCCAGGGTCCATAGGGCCTTGTTGAGCTTGCGGTCCCCGTCCACGGAGTTCACGGCCGCCGCCCGGCGGGGCTTGCCATCGGCCCCGCGCACGCGCACGCCGCCCTTGAGAATGTTCTCCTGGGCACGATTGAGGGTGGCCCATAGATCATTCCCTTTGTCGTCCCAGCGGCGCGGGCGCAGCAGGCTTTCCGGCTCCACGCGGGCGGTCGCCGCGTCCTCGGTCGGCCAACGCAGTTCCCTGGCCGCCGTGGCAAAGGCCGCCTGTTCGCCCGGAGTCAGGGCCAGGGCGCGCATTTCGCGGGCCGCGTCCAGGGCGGCCGGCGCGTGCTCGATCACCTCGAAAGCGGCGTCGATCACGTCGTCCGGCCGGCCAGAGTGGCGAATGGAGACGGGCGGGCACAGGTGGTCGCCAACCACCATGCCGTTGGTGCAAACCAGGCGGAAAATCCCCAGGTCCACCCGAAACGCGCTCCCTCGGTCGTGGCTGTTGGTCACCACGATTTCCGGGATGAGCGTCCCCAGGTCGTCGGGGGTCAAGGCCCGTTCCATAAGCATGTCCCGGTGGCGGAACCGAAGAAGGTGCTTTGTGAAGCCCTGCTTGCCCTCGATCCGGGTCCGGGACTGCATGGCGCGCACGGGCTCGAAACCTTCCTGGCGCAACATCTCCACCACGGCCGAAGTCGGCACGAAAACATACCGTTCCGAAACCTCGTCCCACGGGGTTTCGGCGAAAATCGCCGGGGCCATCCGCTCGAGCTGTTCGTTGCTCAGGGGGTAGGTCATTGCGTTCACCTCTTGCCTTTCGGCAGTTGCGGGCCTACCCTCTTCGTGCTCGAGATCGGGGTACGCCCTGATTTCACTCTGCCCTCATCGGTGCCAGCCGGTGGGGGCTTTTTCGTTTTCGGCGGGCCAATCCCGCCGCCCTTGGTTTATTAATAGTTATTGCAAAATATTTTGTCAATAACTTTTTATTCCCCACACAAGAAAATTCCTCCCGCTCCCACCCGGCCCCGCTTTCCCCGGCCCTACCCCTGAAAATTTTCTCACCGGGGGGGCGGCGCGTGTCCATGGCGGGCCATAGCGTGGGGCGCATCTATAAACATCCAGCCGCCGGCCTGGGGCCGGCGCTACTCCCTGGGGGAGCCATGGCTTTGCAATTCAAGGTTTCCAGCCTGGACGCGGTGCCCGAGGCGCTGCGCGCGGCTTACGTGCAGAAGGACGGCGCTTTCATGCTGGACGTGGACGGCGGACTTATCCCCGAGGCAGACGTGCAGGGCCTCAAGGCCAAAAACGAGGAGCTGATCGGCGAGAAGAAAAAGCTCCTTGGCCAGTACAACGAACTCTTGGAGAGCCACAAGTTGACGGACGCCCAGCGCGCCGACCTCCTTGGGAAGGTGGACGAACTGGAAAAGCAAGTGCTTACCGCTGACGAACTGGCCACCAAGAAGATCAAGCAGAACAGGGACGAGACCGAGGCGGAAAAGGCCAAAATCCGCGCCGAGGCCGATCACTACAAGGGCCTTTATACCACCAGCACCATCGAAACCGCCCTCACCCGCGCCGCTCAGGAGCATGGGGCGGTGAGCGCCGGCCAAGTCCATCGACTCCTGGCCGGGGACACCTTCCTGGAGCCTGTCTTGGGAGACGACGGCAAGCCCACCGGCGGCTACGACCCGAAGACCAAGGTCGTCATCCTGGATGGCGACAAGCGCGTCGAAAAAATTCTGCCCTCCTCCGAGGCCGTCAAAGCCTATCTCGGCCTGCCCGAGAATAAGAACCTTGTGGACAGCAAATTCCAGCCCGGCGGCGGGGCCGCCGGGGGGCGCTCAGCCATCAACAGCCAGTCGTGGCGGGATCTTCCGCCCACCGAACGCATCAATGCCGCCCGGGGAATCCGATAAGAGGGCGGCGAAGGAGTAGCCCGTGTCCCTGACCCTCACCGAGGCCGCAAAGCGGTCCCAGAACCCGATCCAGTCGGCCGTTATCGAGATGTACGCCCAATCCAGCGACATCATGATGGTCCTGCCCTTCGACAACATCACCGGTAACGCCCTGCGCTACAACCGCGAGGAAACCCTGCCCGGCATCGGTTTTCGTGGCGTGAACGAGGGCTATTCCGAGTCCACGGGCATCCTGAACCCGCAGACCGAACCCCTGGTTATTGCTGGCGGCGATCTGGATGTGGACACCTTCATCCTCCAGACCATGGGCATGGGGCAGCGGTCCGTTCAGGAATCCATGAAGGTCAAGGCCCTGGCCCTGGCCTGGACGCGCCAGTTCATCAAGGGGGACAGCATGGGTGACCCCCGTGGCTTCGATGGGCTGCAAGTCCGCGTGGTCGGCAGCCAGCTCCTGTCCGCCGGGACCACCGACGGCGGCGACGCACTGTCCCTGGGGACGTTGGACGAACTGATAGACGCGGTTGATGACCCGACGCATCTCATCATGAACAAGACTATGCGGCGCCGGTTGACCGCTGCCGCCAGAAACACGGCGATTGGCGGGTTCATCACCTGGGGCGTCGATGCGTTCGGCCGCCCGATTGCCAAATACGGCGATTTGCCAATCCTGATCGCGGACAAGGACAACACGGGCACCGACATCCTGCCGTTTTCCGAACTGGGCTACACCGGCAGCACCGCGACCTCGACCAGCCTCTACTGCGTGAGCCTCGGGGACGGGAAGCTTAAGGGCATCCAGAACGGCGAAATGGACGTGCGCGACCTTGGCGAACTGGAAACCAAACCGGCCATGCGCACCCGCGTGGAATGGTTCAACGGCATTGCCGTTTTCCACGGCCGCGCCGTCGCCCGCCTGTCCGGCATCAAGAACGCCCCCGTGACCGCGTAAGTCGGGCCAAAGGGGAGAAGGAGACTGTCATGCTCACCGGAGCCAAAAAGCGCCCTCAGGGCACTTTCGATGCCTACTTGGAGTTCAAGGACGCGGGACTGGTCGCCGCTTCGGCCGCCGCCCAGGTTGATGGGGCCGCCAAGGTCGTGGATATCGGCACGGGCCTATTTTGTGGCTGCATGCTCATCGACGTCAGCGCCCTTGAGGTCGCCACCGGCGACGAGCTTTATACCATCTGCGTGGAACTCTCCGCCGACGGCCTATTCACAGACAATGCCACCTCCTGCGTGGCCGCCAAGATCGATATCGGCGCCGCGACGCCGCTTCTGCTCGGGGCCGCCGACAGTGCGGGCCGGTACAAGCTCTACTTCGACAACGAGCGCAACGGCACCTTCTACGGTTACGCCCGGGTCTACACCGTCGTGGCCGGGACCATCGCCACGGGCATCAACTTCGCGGCCTACTGCGTTCCCATGGAATAGCACGCCGTTCGAGGCTTACGGACAAGGGGCGGGTAGCCGCCCCTCCCGGAGGAACTCTGCATGAAGACCGTCTACAACACGGAAACCGGCAAGGCCGAAACTGTCTACGCGGTTGACGCTCGGGAGAGGGTGGCCCGTGGCGGTTGGTCCTATGAGCCGGTCGATGTCGCATCGGAAGTGGGTGATGCCGGCACCATCAAGCCCATCACCGACATGACCATCGTACAGATGCGCGCCTACGCCAAGGAAAAGGGCATCACCCTCGGCGCCGAGGCCACCACCAAGGACGCCGTCCTGGCCGTGATCCAGGCGGCCGAGGCCAAGGAGTAGCGCCATGGCCGAACGCCGCACGCAACCTCTCGAACTGGCCGACGCCGAAGGCCGCGGGACCGGGCGATTCCGCGTTTTCGCGATCAACCCGGACGACCTTGCCGACCGCCTCCCCTGCTGCAACTGCCCCGAGGGGCATGCCACCTGTGCCGAGGCCGAGGCCTGCGACAAGCTCAATGCGGTCGGCGGCGAGGCGCCGGCCCAGCCGGCCGAATCCGAGCCGGCCAAGGAATAGACGTGGCGCTCATCGTCGAGACAGGGGCCGGCATTTCGGGAGCCAACACTTTCGCGGACGTAGCCTATGCCAACGCCTATTTCGCCGACGCCGGGCAAACCGCGTGGACCGGCGAGGATGCGGCCAAAGAGGCCGCCCTTGTCCGCGCCGGGCGCTACCTGAACGGCCTTCGCTGGAAGGGTGACGAGGTCCGCGAGGGCATCCAGGCCATGTGCTGGCCCCGGTATGGCGTCCCTATGCAAGGCGGCTCCATGATGACCTATTACGGGAATCTCTATTTCGCTGGGGGCGTCTACGACTACACCGCCTGCTGGCCGTCCAACACAGTCCCCGAAAAGGTCAAGCAGGCCCAATGCGAAGCCGCCCTTCGCTACCTCGCCGGCACGGAGATGCTGCCGGACCTGAAGCGCGGCGGCCAGGTGGTCATGAAGCGCGTGGACATCATCACGACGCAGTATGCCAGCGGCGCACCGGCTACGACACGGTTTTTGGCGGTCGAGTCGTTGCTGCGGCCGTTTCTCAAGTCGAGCGCCAGCGTGGAACTGGTGAGGGGGTAGGCCATGGGCATCGAGCGCTACGTCAGGATTGAGTCGGAGGGCGGCACGCGGCGAATGCGGGTGGTCGATCCGGCCACCGGCGCGGCCATCCCCGGTGTATGCAATGTGACGCTCCGCATCCGTGACGACAGCGGGGAACTCCTTCCTGTCCCCAAAGCCACCATTGAGCTTTACTGCCGTGCGGACGTCGTGGCCGCCCTGGAAGTGCTGCTGAAGGGATGGCCGGGGGAAAACGCCGTGGATGGCCTGGGCTGGAGCCTGCCGTGACCGCCTACAAGCCTGTCGCCATCCAGCCCACCCCGCTTTGCGTCAACTCGTTCCGCGACGGGAAACGCCATTGGCGCGTCACGTCCCTGATCGAGCGGGCCAAGGACTTGGAACCTTTCGACCTACCGCTTGTGGCACTCTTTTCGGGTTCGAGGGTCTTCGAGCCCATCGAATCCGCCTACGCCCTGGCCGAGCAGCCGAGGGCTTCGTCATGGACGGCTGGCACCGGATCACCCGGGCCTTGGTTGAAGGTCGCGCCACCATCAAGGCCGTGCGGTTCGACGAGACGCCGCCGTGTGACTTTGTGGAAGGAGAATAAGCATGGACTACGATTCGACGGCCGCAACGCAAGCCCACATCATGCGGGTTGGGGAACTCATATCCTTTGTGGTTTCGGAATTGCTCAAGAGAGCTCCCGCCCACGATAAGAGCAAGCTCGAAGATCCCGAAAAGGGCATCTTTGACGTCTTTACTCCGAAACTCAGGGACGTGACCTACGGGAGCGATGAATACAAGGCCTTCATGACCGAAATGGGCGTCGCAATCCAGCACCATCATTTCCACAACAGGCATCACCCCGAGTTTTTCAATGGTCCCGAGTGGGGTGGCGATCGCGGCATCGAGGCGATGAACCTCGTGGACCTGGTTGAGATGATCTGTGATTGGGTGGCCGCTTCGGAAAGGCACGCCGATGGCGACCCCATCAGGTCTGTCGAAGTCAATAAGGGGCGGTTTGGCTATTCCGACGATCTGGCTTCGATCCTGGCAAACACCGTTCGGGCCATCAGGGCCGGGGATAGCACGAAGGTCTAGCTATGGATTACGCAGCCGAAGCCGCCGACATCCTCCCCGACTTCGTCGAGGATGGCCAGCCCATCACCATCACCCGCGCGCAGGACGGGAACGGCGAGTTCGACCCCAGCACCGGGGCGTACGTCCCCGTCGATCCCCTCACCTTCCCCGGCTACGCTGTCGCCACAAACTACCGGCAGAACCTCGTTGACGGCACGCTCATCCAGCAGGGCGACAAGCTTTTCACCGTGGCGGCATTCGGCCTGGGCTGCGTGCCCATGGCCTCAGACAGCCTGACGGACGCCGCGGGCGACGTCTGGTCCATCGTCAGCGTGGGCATCGTGTCCCCGGCCGGCGTGGCGCTGCTCTACAAGGTCCAGGGGCGCAAATAGATGCAAGCCGACCTCACGACCAGCGAAGACGCCTTCGGGAAGGCCTTGCAGGAGATGGTGGATTCCGTGGAGACGGATTTCCGGCTCATCATCCGCAAGGTGCTCCTCGATCTTCTCTCGGACCTCATGTCCGAGAACCCGAAGGACACGCACCGCTGCGCCGCCTCGTGGAACGTCGATACACATCCATCGGATTGGGTGGAGCCGCCAGGGGATTACACGGGGGTAGACCTCGCGGCCCGGGCCAAGGGGATCGTTGATGGCTTGCCCGACTCCGACGTCTACGTGCTCTACAACAACATCGAATACCTCATGGCCTTGGAAGACGGCCACTCCACGCATGCTCCTTCCGGGTTCATTGCCAACGCCTTGAACGCGACAGCCGACTACCTCTCCAGGGCCGCCCGGGAACGGGGGTACGCATCATGACCCCCGACGCCATCGTCCAGGCCGTACAGACCTATTTCAAGGCCAACTGGACCGCCACGCCGGCCTTTTACGACAACCTGCCGACTCCCGGAACGCTCCCGGACAAGTGGGTCCGCTGTTCGGTTCTGCCCGGGAAGAAATTCTCGAGTGAGGTCGGCCCGGGCGCCATCCGCCGACGCCTTGGCGTGGTCAAGGTGCAAATCTTCACGCCGGCCGGATGCGGCGTGCAAGTCGGCTTCGCCCTGGGGGCGCAGGTCGAGGCGCTTTTCGAGGGGCAGGACGTTGGCGGGGTGTTTTTCGCTGGCGGCGATGGCCCTGACGAGGAATGCCCCAACACCGTGGACAGCGGCGTCACGAACGGAAACCAGCAGCACACCGTCACCTGCCCGTTTTGGGCCTGGGACGGAGAATAAGGAGAGCGTCATGAACGCCCAGGAAATCCGCGAAAAGGCCAACGCCCTCGGCATCACCATCCGCGACCTTGTCGACCGGTTCGAGAACGAGACGGACACGACGGTGATCGACCTCGCCCTTGTACGAGCGGATGAGTGGCTCGCCATTGGGCAGTCCCGACAGGATCTCGCCTGCATCCAGGTCGGCGTGAAGGTGTTGTGATGGACCACTTCGCCGGCTTTTCGATCATCCCGCCGCCGGAATCCGTGCTGGTCAAGCACATCTGCCCGCGTTGCGGCCGGATGATCGAGGAGTCTGAGCCCAAATTCACCCGCATCGTTTGCCCGCGCTGCGGGGAGCGCATCGTTTTCAGGGGGGGCGTGGTCGTCGAGCACCGGCCCAAGCGCCGGCAGTAGCCGCGCCCCGTCCCGTTGAGCCCCGGAGCCTCTCGAAGGCCGGAGGGCCTGGAACAACCAGGAACTTTGACTTTCGAGGAGGCTCCCATGGCCAACTTGCCCAACAGCGTCGGTTCCCCCTGGAACCAAACCATTTATGCGGTCGTTGAGACCGCCAAGGGGACGCTTCAATTCCCCCTGACCGCCGGCACCGAGGCCGTCGTCGGCGCGTCCTTCTGGGACATTGGCCAGAGCCCGACCTTCACCGATAGCCCGGAAATCAAAAACTCTCGGTCCGTCGTCAACCGCTTCCAGGACGCGGCCCCCCCGGGGACGTGGAAGGGCGACATGCTCCTTTCGCCGTCCGGCACCGTCGGCGCCGCCCCCATGGGCGACGCCTTGCTGTACGCCCTTTTCGGCTCCCGGGCCGTCAATGCCGGAACGAGCGTCGTCTATTCCTGCGCCCTGACCAAGCCAGCTCTGTCCCTGTGGGTCAAGCAGGGTCACACGATGCGTTTTTGCTTCGGCTCTTCCGTCGACCAGGGACAGCTGAAGGGCCAGAACAAGGGTGGCGTACTCTTGTCGCTCTCCGGCCAGTTCATGAGCATGGGCATCGCCGGTACCGACCAGGTCGCTTCGGCTGCGGCCCAGGCCGCCACGTCGGTGACGGTGAAAAATGCCAAGCTGTTTTCCAAAGGCGCGGTCATCCACAACAAGACCAAGACCGACCACGCGACCAACGGCTACACGGTCTCGGACGTCAACACCTCGACCAATGTCCTGACCATTTCCCCGGGCATCGTTCCCGCCGGGGGCTGGGCCGTGGATGACCAGATCGAGGGCTACCTGCCCACGCCGTCCTACGTCGGCGCGCCCATCGAAAGCCGCAAGAACACCATCACCGTCCTGGGGGTGCAGAAGAACCTCCAGACCCTCGACTGGACCTTCGCCGACAAGATGAAATTCCTCGAGGACGAAATGAACGGCCTGGGCTATCCGGTCGAGTCCGTCGAGGACAAGCGGGCCGTCAAGGGGAGCCTCGCCTTCTATTTCCGCCGGGCCGATGCCGCCATGTTCACGGACGGCCTGGCCGGAAACACCGGCGCCCTTTCCGCGCAGTTCGGCTCTGTCGCCGGCAAGATGGCCACCCTGGCCATGTCGCGCTGCCAGTACGGCGTGCCCGTTGTCTCCATCCCGTCCCCGACCATGAACCTGTCCGTGGACATCCAGGCCCTGGGCACCAACGGCGAGGACGAGGTCACGCTGACCCTCGCCTAAACCTTTGCGGGCCGGATAGGGCGCGCGCCCGACAAGCGGAATCCCCGGCCGCTTCCGGCCCGCAAAATACGGGGGAAAGGGGAAAAGAACATGGCCGTTTTCCGTCTCAAGCCCAAAGAACTCCACATCCGCGTCCTGTCCGCGCCCGGTGTTACCTGGAAGGTCGTGCCCATGACGGCCACCGCGGGCAACGAACTGATCCGCAACTTCGAGGATTATGACCCCCGCTCCAAGACCTACCGCGTCGCCGACTCCATGGGCCTGCTCAAGGCGCAGGCGATCCGCGTCATTCGCGGCTGGTCCGGCATGCCCGGCGAGGACGGCGAGGTGCCCTACTCCACGCCCAACCTCGAAGCCATGTGCGAGATGCATTCCGGCGTCATCATGGAGGTCATCAACGAGGCGGGACGCGCCGACGCCCTGGTCGTCGAGGCCACCGAAAAAAACTCCTAGCCTGGGGCCGCTGGCATATCGGGGGAGCGACAGATTGCGAAGCCTGCCGCGCGCAGCATGAGGACGATGGCGTTTCCCCGCCTTGCGACACCCCGGAGTGCGAAAAGCCGGCCCCGCTTTTCCCGCAAAACGTCATTCCATGGAAAATCTGGCAGACCGCCCACCAGTTCGACCGGCCGACGCGGACCGAGTTCATTGTCAGCATGGCCGGGGCGCAATCCCTGGCCGTGCCGCTACACATCACGAGCGAGGCTGTGGACCGACTGCGCAGGGCCTACCGGGAGCCCGTGGAGACGTTGGAGCGGGTGTTGCGGCTCGAGGTTGAGCTTTACCCGCTGGTTTTGGAGAGGTGGGAGCGAAGTAGGGAGCAACGGGGAGATAGCGGTGGGGGTGGAAGCCCGTGGGGAGAGGAAGATTGAACGGGGGCCGGCGGGAGTCGGCCCCTGATTTTTTAGAGCTTGGACGCCAGGGACTTGCCCCTCTCCAATACCGCCTCGTCGTCTATCGCCGCCAGCCCGGCCCAGCTCAAAAACTGGGCCATGGTCACACGCTCCCCGTCCGGCAGTCTTGCGTTGATGCGCATCAACCCGTCGGCGAGCCGGCGCTTGACCTCCGGGGCCACGTGGATGCGCAATCGGCCCTCGCGGTCGTCCTGGCGGCGTTGCTTATACCAATCCGGCGGCTTTTGGCGGTCATCCTCGGCGATGGCAACGCGGGCCCGGGCGATGAGGTCGGGAGATGGCTGTGCCTGAGCCTGAGCCAATTTCTCATTTTTTCTGGGCCGTATCCCCTCTTTGCTGGCCTTGACCTTGATCGCACCGACACTCCGTTTGAGCGCGGCGGCGACTTCATCGACGGATTTTCCAGCCTCAAGCATCTCTCTCATGAGCGGCAAGTCTTTTGCCCAGTTCTTGCCCGCGCTCTTGCTGTAGAGCGCGTCGGAGTGGCGGTAGTGTTCGGCGTACCATTTCGCGGCCGCCGCCGTGGACGTGTACCAATATCCATTACGATTCTCTCCGCCGCAGCGGCCGGCCTGGATCGCCTCCACCATGGTAGATCGGTTCACGCCCAGGCGATTGGCCTCCTGGGCAACGGAGATGTCAAATCGTTCTCGCATATTTTTCCTTGCGCGGGCGTCGTCTTCGTATTATCTATTTTCCGTCGCCATAGGCGTGGGTTGAAACAGTTAAAGTTAGAGAATCAAAAAAGGGCAAGGCCGTAAGGCCCTGCCCTTTTTCTGTTTTATCTGGTACAGCAGGTCAGGCGCCCTTCGTTCTCCCGCCAGTAGACCGACCGGCCAATGGTATTGATCCAGGCAGCGCCATCCACGGGAGAGGCGTCGTAGACTTCCGCGCCGCTCGACGCACGGCCAGCATGATACGCTTTGTGTACGGCCGTCATCACCATGCCCAGTTCTTCGCCTGTCAGGCGGCTGGCCAATTCTCCCGGGATTTTCTCCAGCACGGCCCGCACGGTCTCGTGGCCGTAAAAACCCCGATAGGCTGCCATCATATTGCGATACTTGCGGCTATCCATGGTTTTACTCCGAGGGGCGGCATCGCGCCCCTGTTTCCGCCCCGGCAGGCGGGGCGAGTTGAGTGGAGCAGAGGCCGGCCGCGCTGGCCGGCCCCCGGAGATTACCTAGTCGGTGTAGGCGCTGGCCGGCAACCAGTTGTCCATCACGGTGCGGGCATCGTCGTCGCTGCCGCCCTCGGCCAGCAATTGCATGGCCTTGGAGCCAGCGGCGGCCTTATGGTGGTTGCTTGCACAGGAGTAGCTTTCGGCCTTGAGGTAGAGGGCGGCGCGGGGGTATTGCGCGGCGAGGTCAGACGACGAGACGGCGGGCTTGGCAGGAGGGTTAACGCCGTCGTTGTATTCGTCTTCCATCATGCGCTCAAACTCCGCCCGGTAACGGGCTTCGTCGGCGCGGGCGGCGCGCAGGCTGGCAAGGCCGGGCACGGCCAGTGCGAGGGAGTTTTCGCGCGCCTCGCGAGCCGCGATATAATTGGCGCGGTATTCGGCCAAAGCCGCGTCAAAAGCAGGCTTGGCCTCGCGGGTCATGGCGTAGCCGCCCCAGAAATAATCGGCAGGGTTGCGCCCGGCCTCGCGGACCATGTCCGCCGCAAACTTCGGAAGCGGATACTCGGACTTAAAATTCAGGGGGAGGCTGAAGTCCTGTGCTCTACCAGCCTTGGAGATTCTTGCCTTGCCGGTTTCGGTGTCCACAGAGATGGCCAGTCCGCTATCAGCCTTGTAGATTTCGCGCATTGCCATTTCGGGTCTCCGTTCGGGGCGTATTCTCGCCCCGGTCAGGGTTTGCGGGCTGGGCCGTTTCCCCGCCCGCAAGAAAAAAATAGCGCGTGTAGAAATTTTTGGCAAGAAAAATTTCTACCCGCGCTAAAAAAGTTTCGGCCCACGTCCTCTCTCCATACCCCTGCCCCCCTCCAAAAACGTTTGTACAGCGGCAAGCAGCTTGTCGCCGCAGGCAAAAAGGCCCCGGGGGAAAACTCCCCCGGGGCCGCCTGCCAGAGCCTTAAAACCCTACGCCGGCACCACCTCCGGGGCCGGGCCAACGTCATTCCTCTTCCCAGCTGCCTCCTGGGCGATCACGCGGGCGATTTCGAGCATTGCCTGGGCCAGGGCCTTTGCCTCGTCGGTGTTGCGGGGGTCGCTCATGGTTGTCATCCCCTACCCGCGCACCAGCAGTTCGTGCAGGCTTTCGAGTCCTACCAAGGCCCCGTAGGCTCCCTTGTAGGCGATATGTTGGCTGTCCTCGGCAATCTCGAACATGCGCTTGTAGCCTTCTACGGTAGCGTAGTCCAAAAACGTGGCCACCTCGATGCGCCTGTTTTCGCGGAACGGCCGCAAGGCATCCTTCTTGATGGCGTCCATCTCGGCTTGAAAGACGTCGTGGGCGCGAACCAGCCGGCGGGAAAGGTTGCTCCAGTAGTCCAGCTTGTCGGGCAGGCCCCGGAAGATCGAGGCATAGTCGCGGATCGAGGAGAAGCGTTCGGCGGCCGCCGGCAAAGCCTTGGGCTGCTCGCCGGTCGGCAGGGCCACCTTCATTTCCATAGCCAGGATGTAGCTCACCACGTCCGGGTACACCGCCTCGGGAATCTCCTCGTACTTCGCCACCTGGAACTTGTTCTTCACCCGGCTCCAGGCTTCCTTGAAGGCCTTGGGCCGCAGTTCCGAAGGGTAGTGGCTGACCTTGGCCGCGATCAGGTTTTGGATCGAGAGACGGGAAGACGTGGAGAGGGTCGCGGGAGGAGTGGCCGGGGCGGCGGGGGCTTGCTGGCGGTTAAAGTAATTCTCTTCCAGAAGCTCGAACACGTCCCAGGCCTTGTCCGTGTTCAACATCTTGGCGTGGCGGGCCGCGCCTCGTTCCGTCCAAAGGGTAAGCTCTCCTCCCGTTTTCGGGACGAGGTCGGATGAGTCCGAATTTCGGACGCATTCCTTGAGGGCGCGCAACTCCTCGCCGGAAACCTTGAAAAGGTGCTTGCCTTCGGCAAAGCGGTCGCGGTTGACGCGGTAGTTCTCGCGGATTCTGGTCTGCGTTGTGCCGTATACGGCCGAGAGCAACGCCGTCGTCAGAACGGGAACGTCCTTATAGAGGATGGGGGTAAGGGCTTCGACGGGGATCACGGGATTGCCCGTGACGCAGGGTTCGTTTAAGATGGCGGTAGCCATTTCAACCTCCAGTACAGGTTGGGGTGGTCAGGCTCGGTTCGGTGTTGGTAGCACCGGGCCGGGCCGTTTTTCGTTTACTGGGTTTCCTTGGAACGCTCCAATTTCTCCTTACATGCCTGAATAAGCCAATCCCTGAAGGTGAGGCCCTCCTTGATCGCGGCGATCTTAATTTCTCGATGAAGATCAGCCGGGAATTTTCGCACATTGATAATTGTCGTATCCATCCTCGTCTCCTGGGTACAATCTAAGCTAGCTAAGCCAGCTTGTCAACCCGGCCCGCGCAAAATTTCCCCCTGTCAAGAAAACACTCGCGCCGGGGCTTGCTCTCTCCTGCCGGCAGTTGGTATCGGTTTTTTGAAAATATCAAGAAATGACAAGGGGTCGCAAGAAATGGCCAAGCGCACTATCTTTATCCTATGTCAAATCTATCTCTCATTTATTGGATGGAGCCAATACAATGCTTTTGCCGCTCCCCCTGCGCCTGAATGGGTTTTACTTATGAGCGGCAACCAGGGTGATCTTCTTTGTAATAAGGCTGGCATCCAGGACGATGGAAGCTCTTTCAAAAGGATATTATGCAAGACAAATATCGACGATTCCAACAGGGATACACTTAAATACATTGATAGTAATATAGATTTTTCTAGCGCATACATTTCGTATTCTGAGGTAGAGTTTAATTGTCAAGAGTTAAAATACCACCTTGTCCAAGACTCGGTTTTCGGTCGTCCCAACAAATTACTGTATAAGAGTACTAAACAATATCCCATTGGCCAAGAGTATGAAGGCTCGACGATGTATAATGTGCTAAAGAAAATGTGTGAACTTGTAGGGCAACCGCTGGGGGATACGCGGGTGGGTGGACAGACCTCAGGGGACGATCAACTTGCCAAAGCTCTGGCCGATGCCAAAAAGAAGGCAAATCTAGTCTTGCCAAGCAAGCTAGAGTCAACAAAGATGCAAACTGAAAGGGAAGTTTTCAAGAAAAAGTGCTGCACAAACTACGACGATATATATAATGTATTTATCGATTTCTCACGTTTTGAGAACTTGCCAAAGAAAGATGAGTTTGAAACAACAGCTCAATACAACAAGAGAATCGAAGACAGACGAAATGAGGCCAAGAAAATAGAAGATAGGTGCTATCTGTTTTTGCTGGACACTAAGGCAGGGTGGTCGCGCTACAACGCCGACGAAGGCACTATGGCTTTTGGCATCGACTACCCTGGGGCAATTTTATTAAAATCGAAAACGGCAGAATCAAGCTATATCGGTGAAAACGCATATGGTGTAAAAAAAGAAATTAAAAAAATATCAGAGTCGAAATACACAATATCATTCACGAACAGCGAGGGGCTTGGAATTACGAGATTGGGTTCAGACGGATACGGAATATCTATCGGAACGTTAAACATCGACATCGGAAACGCTAAAGACCTCAAAAATAGATATGCCGTGGCCATACTTGTAAAACCAAACAAGGCGGCAGTAGGTGACGGGAAATACGGATATTTCAAAGGAGATTATTATAGAGGCTCTCCGACCATAGACCTTCCATACGACAGAAGGCAGATGGGAGAGCAATTTAACGCCAAACTTCTGGCGGCCATCGTCATAGACACATCAAATGGAAAAGTTCTTAAATACAAATCGTTCGATGGCGACACAGGATGCATTGGCAATTATGAGATAAAATAACGACAAATAGCATGATGCGCCAATCCCGCGTCGTTCATCGATTATCTTGGTATTCAATAAGAGACATAAGTTATCTTTAGGCCTGCAATGCCTAAAGATGCATCTGAGACAGATTGCTAACTATATTATATGTAAACCATCCGTCGCCATTAATAAATATCTGCTGCTTGGCAGATGCAGCGTCTTTCATTATACCTATGCCGTCGCTATAAGGGTCGAATGACACAATTTTGCCGTACGGGATACGCATACCTTTTCTATTCCCAACGAAGTATATATTTTTGCTCGCGATAATAAACCACCCGGAATCTACTTGGACTCTTTCTGTTGTTTCTATGGTGTGGCCCTTAAATTCCCCGACTCTGTAATAGACACCCTTCATTACGCGGACACTGACTCCGCGAGACCCCCCGACAAACTGTCTTCTCGTTTTGTCTTCAAGAAGCTTTGTATCTGCAAATGCCCATATAATCTTTTCATTTTTCTGGAGGTTGACCGGAAGGCTTGAGGAATTCGCTATCCTCTCAGGGACAATACCATTAAGAATATCTCTTATGATGGCAGCTTTTACTGTTTTAGTCAGGCCACCGTGTACATCAAGCTCATGGTTTGACAGGTTGAAGTAGTCAGAAAATTTCATCAATCGGCTTTCTTCGGACTCATCAAGCACACCGTCTTCAAGAAAATTGTCTATTGCGCATTCCCAACCTCTAACTAATAAATCTCTCGTTTCTGATTCAGAGATAAACGAGGGTATGCTTATTTGTTTCACCGTTCCCTCTAACTCATCAAATAAGTTCCCGCTTTTTATAAAATCAACTATTACTCTATATACTTGCTGTTTACCTTCAATATATTTTGCCTCACACTCTTTATGTTTTTGACGAAGTAGTCCTGCTGGATTGCCACAATATTTACATTTTCCCATGACACTATCCCCTCCTTTATAAAACGAAATATCAAATTAGACCCAAAAGATGACTCCACACCCCGGACACGCCTTCGCCTTGTCCGATACCTCTCGCCCGCAGTCGGGGCATTTGAACAACGCCATGACGCCCTCCCCTTTTCGGCAAACCGATACCAGCGGACCGGACAGGACGGCAAGCGCCTCCTCCCTCTTTTCCTCCCCCACGTGATGGCCCATGTGCCCCCCCCCCCTAGCCGACCCCATCCCCAGAAAAATTCCCATCGCGGGGGCGGCGCATGTCCAGCGGGCCGGGCAGCATGGGGAAAACCGGGGAGGGAAAGGCGATGAATCAGAACCTGCAAGACGAGTTGACGCAGACGATGGCCTTGGGCTTCCGAGCGCTAATCGAAAAATCCGAAGCCATGGTCCAGGAAATTCGGGCGCTCCGCACGATTCACGAGCGGACGTCGTCGTGTCGGGTCTCTGAGGTGGTCGGCGAGCACGGCCCCGAGCTTTTGCGTAAAGCCCAGGACGTCGCGGTTGTTGCCGGCCTCAACAGCGGAGAAACCCTGGCCGCCATTCTGGAAGAGTTGAGGGCGATTCGGGGTCTGCTGCAAAGCCAGGATGACGAGAAGGCCGTCTTTATTTTCTCCAATGAAGAAGGGGCGATCAAGGCCACAACCAAGGGGGCTCTCCGGGCCGAAGAAGCCAAGTGGGCAAAATATTCGTGCTCCGGCTGCTCCGAACTCTACGAAGGAAAGCCCCCTTGTGGCGAGTGCCCTATGCCGGTGGGAAGACGGACCACCCTTCTTTCCCAGCCTTCCCAAGCCTGAATTGGGCCGCAAGGAATTGGAGGTAGCCTGTGTACGCCTTCCTGACGTCATCCATGGGAACCGACGCCTGGCAATTGGGGCATGAAATATCCTTGGCTTCCAAGTTTTCCCCGCCCACCCGGAACGATGCGCCACACGGGCACTTCAACTTCCAAAAGCCTTTTTTCGCTGTGCTGTAATCCATCTTTCTTCCCTCCTCTCGGTTCGGGTTCAGGATTCGCAGCCGGACCTTACCGAGGGGAGGGAGGAATTTAAAGAGGAGGAAGGCCAAAATGGAAACACCGCCGATCATGCTTCATGGGTCTAACCCTGGCGTACTTGGGATTGTAAAGCCAAAGATTATGGTGCTGCCTCCCTACAAAACGATGGAAACCCTGAGCCGGTTCGTGGCTATGGGAATTATGACAGAAGAAGAGCGCATGGCACTCGTCAAGCGCTTTATCGCCATTGATACGGCTGTCTTCCAAGTTCTTGATGCGAAGGGACTGCTCAACTAGCCCGCAACGCACTTTTGTGGAGTAGGCTATGCCTGACGTCGGATATAGATTCACTCTCGATACCTCAGGAGCGCGCGCAAGTATCGACGCGCTGAGCCATTCCACTGATGGGCTTACGGGGGTGATGAAGCTTAATGCCGAACAGACGGCACAGCTTAATATTCGTTACGCCCAGATGGACGTCGCCAAGGGGGCCGCAGGAGCCGTTGACAGGTTCCGAAAGTCCCATGAGGACTTAGCCAGAATTCAAGGCCTCACCGAAAAAGAAATAAAGGCCGTTGGCGATAGGGCCGTCCAGATGGCCGCTCAGATGCGGGAGTCGAGCAATAGCGTATCCATCTTAGGACAGTCTTTTACTTCCTTGGCAACACAGGTCACGGCCTTGGCCGGGGCTTACGTCACCCTGCGTAGCGCCTCGTCTTTTGTCTCCGAATCCACGACCCTCGCCGCCCGCTACGACACCCTCGGCATCGTGATGCGCACGGTCGGGGAAAATGCCGGCTACGCCGCCTCGGAACTCATCTCTTACCAGTCTTCGCTCGAACGCACCGGCATCTCCATGCTCGGGGCACGGCAATCCATTTCGCAGATGATCCAGGCGAACATGGACCTGTCCGCTTCGTCCAAGCTGGCCCGGGCTGCCCAGGATGCCGCCGTCATCGGCAACATCAACTCTTCCGAAGCATTCGGTCGGATGACCACGGCCATCCAGACAGCCCAGCCGGAAATGCTGCGCACCATGGGCATCATCGTCAATTTTGACGAGGCCTACCGGAAATACTCCCGGGCCATCAACACGAGCACGGACGCCCTCACCGAAAACCAGCGCATGGCGGCGCGCACGGCCGCGACCATGGAAGCTACTCGGGCCATTGCCGGGGCCTACCAGTCAGCAATGGACACCCCGGGCAAGCAGGCTCTTTCCCTGGATCGGTATTGGGAAGACTTCAAGGTCAACCTGGGCGAGTCATTCCAACCGGCCTACAAGGCCCTTATCAAGGGCACGACGGACGCGCTTAAGGACTTTACGGAGGTAGTCAAAGACCCGTCGTTCCAGGACAGCATGAAGGACTGGGCGGAGGCGCTTGGCGGGGTCGCAAAGGCGATGGCAGAGGTCGCCAAGTATTCGGCCATGAGGCCCATAGCCGACACTTTCGTCCAGGGAATGGACCTTGCCAAGCAAGGGAGAATAGACACCGATGCGTTTATCCACGCATCGTTCCTTGAACGTCAACGCATGGTCGATGCACTTATTCGCCCCGACAAAAAAGAGGCGGGCACACAAGAAATTATTAATGGTGGTCGGCCAAATTCACATTCCCAGCCGTCTTTGGACTCGCCATACACTTCTGAAATCCCGCGTGACGGTGAATTCGAGAAGCTTTACAAAGCCCAGCAGACTCGCGAAGCCTACGACCTCAAAGACTTCATCTCGAAATTTTTGGACAAGAACAGGTCCTACCAGTCGACTTCCGCTTTGCTCGACGAGGCCACAAAGACATGGACCGGCGAGCGCTCGAACGCCTCCAGAGCGCAAGCCTTGGCCCAGGCCATGGGCGACTCGCAGATGTACGCCGACGCCCAGAAGATGCAGGCCGAGGCGGATCAAAAGCTCATCGAGACGCGCCAGCAGCTCATCAAAGCCAATGACGACGTCCGCCGCTCTGTCCAGTCTCTTTCGTCTGCCGCCCTGTCCGCCCAGGCCGATCTTTTCGGAGACTCGCGCACGTCCTCTGCCATCAAAGACCTTCAAACGTACAATGATGAACTTGCGCAATTCCGTGCGCGCATGGCCGCCTATAAAGGCGATGACAAGGAATCCGTCACCCAGGCCGGGGAATACTGGATAAACTACAACAAGGGCATCCGTGAAGCGAAGCGCGAGCTTGAGGACTTCCGCAACACCCTCTCCACGGTCGGCGACCTCATGTCCGACCTCGGCCGCCTGTCCGGCTCCCCCGAGGCCTCCTACCAGGGGGCCATGTTCAATCTCAAAGAGGAGAAAGATGCCGCCAGCAAGAGGCCGGGGGCCAACCAAGATTTGGTCAACCAAGTCTACGTCCTCAAGTCGCAACAGGCGTGGCAGGAATCCTACAAGGGCCTTACCACCATCGACGGCAGCGCCTTCGACGCCCGCCGGGCCATGCTCTCGCGCGAGGTCGAGGACTTCCGCAAGGCCGGCGCGGACGAGGTGGCCCTACGCGTCTACGCGGCGCAGAAAGCCGAGGACATCGCGCGAGACGAGCTCCAAACCCGGCAGGCCTACGCCGGCAGCTTCACCGACTTTTTGCGCGGGCAGCTTACCATTGAGGCCGGGCTCTACCGGGGAGCACAGAGCCGGCAACTGGCCGAGTGGTCCGACTACTACAACGACCTCAAGGGGCTGACGACCGGGTATTACGACACGCTCAAAAACGGGTCCGTGGACATCCTGGACGGCCTCTTTGACGGGAAGAAGGCCGAGGACGCCCTCAAGAATACCCTGGCCAACCTGCGGCGGCAGATTCTCCAGTTCGGCGTCAATATCATTTTCGACTGGGGCAAGAACAAGCTCTTCCAGCCGGTCCTGGACCAGATCGCCGGCACCAGCCCGTCCGACACCTCCCGGAAGACCGTCGAGGGCGCGGCCCGCGGACTTGCCTCCCAGGCGGTCACCGCGCCGAGCAGCGAATCCGTTTTGGCCTGGCTCGGGCAGGGCGTGCCGACCTATACGCCGTCGCTGGTCGAGGAAATCACAGCCCCGGCGAAGCAAGCGGCGGAAGCGGTCGCCAAGGTCACGTCCGGTCCTCTCTGGCAGCGCAACAACAACCCGGGGAACCTCCGTTCCCTGGCCGGGCCGTTCCAGCACTTCGACACCATGGAAGATGGCACCCGGGCCATGTCGGACTGGCTCGTGCGCAACGGTAAGCGCGGGTACGACACCCCGGAGAAGATCATCTATCGCTACGCGCCACCGAGCGAAAACAATTCCGAAAAGTATGTCCAAACGGTCGTTTCGGCCTCCGGATACGCCCGCGACCAAAAACTGGACCTGAACGACCCCGACGTCAGGCAGCGCATCATGAAGCCCATGATCCAGGCGGAAACCGGGCGCAAGGACGCTGTCCCGGACGACATGCTTTACCGGGCGACCCACCTCGCCAAATTCTCCTCCCAGCCCTACGGCCCCGCCGGCGAGGAAGGTACCCGCGCCGTCGCCTCGGCCGCCTCCTCCTACGGCCTGCTCGGCGTGAACTTCGGCCAGCTTGGCGCGCAGTCGATCCTTTCCAAGATCGACACCCGGGGCGGCCTGTGGTCCGCCTTTACCGGCGACAGCGCCTCCTACGCCTGGAACACCTCGAACGTCACCCAGGCCGGCGGCGGCATGGGCTCCTCTTTCTGGAACGCGCCGACCGGCGGAAACGTGTGGGACGTCTCCAGCTACACGAACCCCCTTGCGGGCCTGTCCTCCACCGATGCCACCACGGCCGCCAAGTTGGTGGCCATGGGCATGTCGCCGGATGACGCGGTCACGATGGTCACGGGTGGCGGCGCCGGCGGCGTCACCATGTCCCAGGCCGTCAACTCGCAGACCGCCCAGCAGGGGACGAACTTCAATGCGAGCGACCTGCTCAAGAGCTCGGGGAGCGGGTCATGGGTGGATTCGCTCAACGAATGGGGGCTGGACAAGCTCGGCATCGGCTCCCGGGCCACTCAAGGTTCCTGGGGTCTCGATGCGAACGGCCAGTGGGTCTATTCCGAGTCGGCCTCCGGCCCAATAACTGGCGGCTTGGGCACCATTGCCGGCGGCGCACTGACAGGGGCGGCCACCGGCTTTGGCATTTCTTCCCTGGTCTACCCGAATGGCACCGGCACCATCGGCGGAACCATTGGTGGCCTGGCTGGCGGCGCGCTTGGCTCGACTTTACTTGGAAGCGCCCTGGGCGGCCCCATCGGCGGGCTCCTCGGCGGCGTTATCGGTTCCGTCTTGGGCGGCTCCGAGACCAAGAAAACCGAGAAGACCGGCAGCGGCGTCACCGTCAACATCACCAACGGCGACATCACCCAGCGCGGCTACAGCACCTACCGGACCACCACGTCGGGCATGTTCGGCTCGACCAGTACGAGCCACAGCAAATCCTACGACACCGTGGGCGACCCCGAACTTGAGCGCGCCTTTGCCTCCGTCCTGGAGAACTACACGGCCCAGAATTGGCGCTCTTCCGTCAATATGGGGATTTCGACCTCGGCCCTCAGGTCGTTTTCGTTCCCGTTTGATTTTGACATCAACGACGAAAATGCTTCGTTCGCGGCCAAGAGCGTCGCCAATTATCAGGCCTACCAGCTTTTAGACAACGCCGGGTTGCGTGGCGAGTTCGACGAGGTCGCCAAATCGGGCGAGGTCTACGTCGATGAGATCAAGCGCATCTCCGACGCCTACAACACCGGCTCAATTGCGGCGTCCGCCGCCGGCACCAGCCTGGAAAAGCTGTCCGGCACCATGTCCACGGTTTTCCAGGGCGACTGGTTCAGCCAGGTCGCGGACCTCCTCGGCGGCACGAGCCAGGCCAGCGGCGCGTTCTCGACCTACGTCAAGTACGGCCTCAGCAAGACCCAGGCCGTGGACTACGCCCTTTCCGCCTACGCCGGCGGCGCAGGTTCGGCTATCGCGCAGCTTGGCGATTCCAGCGTGAGCATGGGGAATTTCTGGGGGAAATATCAGGAGGCCATGAACTCCGGGAACATGAGCGCCGAGACGTTCGCACTCTGGGCCAACGCCGCCTCCTACATGTCCTCCTACTCGGACACGCAGTACCAGGCCTTGGACCTCATGCAGACGATCAACAATGTCCGCATCGCGCAACTCAAGGAAGAAATCACAGAGGTCCAGAACGTCAAGGTCATGGTGGACGGCCTCAACACGTCCGTCTCGTCGGCCTACTCCACTTACAAGAGCTTATACGACACGCTGACGTCGACCATCCAGTCGATCACGTGGAACGCGAGCCTTTCCCCGAACACGCCGTCGATGACGTTTGCGCAACAGCAGGCGTATTACAACGAACTCAAGACCAAGGTGGCCAGCGAAGATTCCAGCTCCATCACCTGGTCCTCGGACATTCAAAAGCTGACCTCCTTTTCGCAAACCTATTTGCAGTCGGCGCGTTCGTATTACGGGGCTTCCTCGAAATATTACGAGATTTACGGTGACGTGACCTCGACGCTGACCAGTTTGCAGACCAGCACCAAGACAGAACTCGATGTCCTTCAGGAGCAGCTTGCGGCGCAATACACCGTCGTCAACCAGAATCAGGCCCAGATTGACCAACTCACCCTGGCCAACACCAACCTGCAAATCCTTGGGGCCGGCCTGGATGGGCTCGGCACGGACATTTCGAGCGGCCTCTCGGCCATCGTGAGCGCGCTCGGCTCTTCGTGGGGATCAAACTGGGACAACTCGGTCGCCTCGGCCATGCAGGCCTACGCCGACGCCTACGCGTCCACCACGGCCAGCCTGGCCACAACGGCCACGGTGGACACCTCCTCGCTCAGCAGCACCGACTGGTCGTCCCTCTCGACGCTCACCGGCTATGCCTCGGGTGGCGACCCGGCGGCCGGCGAATGGGCCTACGTGGGCGAGCAGGGCCCGGAACTGGTGCGGTTCGGCAAGGACGCCCGGGTCTACAACGCCAATGAAACGAAAGCGATCCTGGCGGCCAAGGACGGCGACAACAAGGCCGTGGTCGCGGCTGTCCAGAGCCTTATTTCCGCCAACGCTTCGGGGCAAAGCGCCCTCCTCAAGGCTTTCCAGGGCATGACCCAGGAGTTCCAACGCATGCGGATCGTGGCTGAACGCCAGGCGGCGAAATAATCATGGGCGTCCCTGTCTACCTCATGGAGCTTGCCTATCTGGACCCGGAGACGGGCCTGACGGGCATGCTACGCTTTTCGTCTGGTGGCGGGGGCTATACGACGCGACCGGATGACGATCCTCCGAACGCCTGGTACGAGCCGCGAATCAAGGTGCCCAATAACTGGAATGCCGCTGTTTTCAAGGATGGACTGACCGGCGGCGGAGCGGATTGCGGGTACGGCACGGCCCAAATCATCGCCCTTTCACCCGATGGCCAGGAAGACGGCTTCCTGGATCGATACATGCGCATGGCTTTCGACGGTCAGCCCCTACGCCTGCTCTACGGTGACAATGAGGCCCCTTACTCTGATTTTGCGGTCATTCTGACGGGTACGCAGGCACAGCCGGAGTTCACCTGGAACTACATGAATGTGAAGGTCCGGGACTACGGGAAATTCTTCGACAGAGCGCTCTCCCAATACACCTACTTCGGCAACAACGTCGAGGGGAGGGGAATCGAGGGCACACCCGATGACCTTATGGGTAAAACGAAGCCGCTGTGCTTCGGTCGGTGCCTCAACGTCACGCCCTCATGCGTCAGCACATATTACATGTTGTTCCAGGTCCACGCCGGGCCCGATGGCCGTGGCGGCCCGATCAAGGCCGTGGACGCGGTCTATGTGGATGCGGCCCTTTGGCCCCAGGACGTAAGCGCTGGGGGCACGACGGAATCCGCAGCCTGCACCTACGTCAACGCGACCGTATTTACGGTGGCCGGAGATAAGCGGGCGGCCTACGTGTCAGGGTTGCGCCTAATCCTGGGCCAGGGCGCGGCCATGGGCAATGCCGACGTGGTTTCCGCCACCTACGCCGGGGGAGTGACCACGGTCACCGTGGCCCCCGTTTCCCTCTACCCGGGTCTCACCAGCGCCGATATTACCTTGGTTGGGTACGGGGGTGGTGATTCCCCGTCCATCGCAGCCCTTGCGGCCGTCTCTCCCCGGGCCGGGACCTACCTGACCTGCTTGGCTGCCGGCATCTTCATGATGTCCGGCAGTGTCTCCTCGGGCATCACTTGCGACGTGCGCGGCTGCGCCCTGGGCGGGGCCTATGTGGACACCGTTCCCGGCATCATCCGGCGGATCGTCGAGCACTATATCCGGCGTAAACGGACAAATCTCATTGGGTGGAGCGAGGATTTTTCGAAGCCTGTCTGGACCGTCTCGGGCCTGACCAAGGGGGCCAAAATCACCTCTGGTCAGTTTGCCGGCATGACGCCGCTGACGGAGACCTCCGAGACCGGCTCGCACGTCTTCTCCCAGCTCTTGGACCTGAGCACGGGCATGTTTTGCTTCTCGTTGCCCGTAGCCCCGGCCGGACGGACCATGGCTCGCCTCATGCTTCGAAACCCTTCGACGCTGGCCAATAACTGCTTGGCCGATTTCGACCTGACAACGGGTGAGGTGGTCCTGCTCCAGGCCAACGGCCATGCCGTGGGGCCGCAGTACACGGCCACGGGCTTCATCACGGACGGCGGTGTGATTGTGGATGCGTCTGGCGCGTTGCGCCTCTGGGTTGCTGGCCAGCCGGATGAAGCCTTTTCGCAGATCGAAGCCTGCCTTTTCTTCCTGTCCGGGACGGTGGACAGCTACACCGATTCTTTTGCTGGTAGCGGTGGCGTGGCCGGCTATGTGGGCGCGCCAAAGCTCGGCGCCCAGATCGAAGCCTACTCCTCCCCCTCGCGCTACACGGGACCGACGACCACCACCCCGGTCAGCGGTTATGACCCCGAGGTGGGCCTAGCAGTCCATTCCGCCTCCTTCGACGCCTTGGCAGCCCTAGGCGGCTCGGCCACAGCCGAGGTTGGCTATGCGCTCAACGCAGGCGACACCACCACGGCGGGCGACACCATGTCGGCCTTGGCCGCCACGTCGGGTTGCTGGTGGGCTTTCGACCGGGACGGATTGATGCGCATCGGCCAACTGGCCAAGCCGAGCCCAGGCGTCACCCCTGTTGCCACCTTCGCCGTCAATGACCCGGCCGAGCCCTGCCGCATCATTACCGTCGACCGCTCGGCCCCGTATGACGCGAGCGGTGGAGCCATGGCCTACCGGATCATCATGCAGTGCGTCCGCAACTGGACAACACAGCAAAAAAGCGCTGTGGCGACATCCCTGTGGACTGATGACCCGACTCGCGTTGCCTGGGTTGGCAAGCAATGGAGGGAAATACGCACGGAGGACCTGGCGATCCTGTCGGCCCATCCGCTGGCGTGTGAACTGTCTTTTGCTGGCTATTTTGCAAAATTTTCCGACGCCCTTGCCGAATGTAGGCGCCTCCTGGGTTTCTACGGCCAACATTTGGACAAATTTACTATCAAGGGGAGCGGTGTTGCTGCCGTGAAACGGATTAATATCGGGGACATTATCCGCCTGAAGTTGCCCCGGCTTCTCCTGGATAACGGGAGGAACTGCGTCGTCGTCGGAATCACCGAGACCCACGAAAACGGCGAAGTATCGCTGGGGGTCATCGGCTGATGGCCAACTGCTTGATTTGTTATCCCGATTTTGCAAGCGGGGCCACGGTAACGGGCGAGGGGTGGACGTCCAATTTGCCCGTCGCCAACCTTCAGACGCGGTTCCTCAGGCAGGTGGCGCGGACCGCCGGATGCGCTCTTTTCTCCCCCGCCGTTCCCCTTCCGAACGGCGACCAAGCCAGCGCGGTTATCCATCTGGATTTCGGTCGGCAACGGTATTTGACCGCGTTGGCCTTATGCAACCACAATCTTTCCCGACGAGCTCTGGCGCGCGTCATCCTCTGGGCTGACGCGGCGCGTTCTACAATCAAATATGACTTCGGCTGGCAACCTATCTGGCCCCGGTGGTTCGACACAGTCCAGTTGCGTTGGGCGGACACCAATTTTTTATACGGGCAGGTCTCCGATGAGCAGATGGGAAAGATTCCCAAGGTCTACCTGCACCTCATGAACACAGGGGGGTTCGCGGCGACTGCCACGAGCCTTCAGCTGTGCAGCATCTACTTGTCAGATCAGAACAATCCCGATGGGAGAATCGATGTCGGTCGGGTTTTTGCGTCCGAGGACTGGTGCCCGAAAATCAACATGATCTACGGAGCATCAGTGGCCGTGGTTGACCCATCCATTGTCGACACAGCCCTGGACGTTACTCCGTGGTTTGACAAGAGAAGCAAGAGTAGAGTCGCCGTCTTCCAGTTAAAATACATGAAGTCCGTAGAAGGTGTGAATAAGGCACTTCTTTTAACGCAAATGGCCGGCATCACCGAAGACGTTTTGTATATTTTCGATCCGGCAAACGCGCAACTCATGCAGCAACGATCTTTTGTCGGCAGGCTATCCGAATTGAGCCCACTCGAATGGTGGATGTTCGGCCTTACGTCCATGGCGTTCAAAATCGAGGAGACCGTATAATGGCCGTCACTCTTGCAACAACTGCCAGGGACCGCCTGTCTCTCGGTTACAACGGGACCGGAACAGGCGTTTGCGGCTACAATGGCCAGCCCTACGACGCAACGAATAACCCTGGAGGTATGGATGGAAACGGCGTCGCGGTAAATTGGATCAACCTATGTGCTGACATGGTGACTGTCGGCCTCTTGTCTGCGACTGACGCTGCCCTTACATTGGCCGCCTCCTCGCAGCAGGAGGCCTGGGGGCCGTCCTGGGCCAACACCTCCGGGTCAATCACGTACATTGACGCTACGCATTTTTCCGTTGACGTCGCGACTGTTGATTTTGCTGCCAACCGGCATGTCGCCTGCGACTGCGGTGCGGACGGAATTAAATACGGCACGGTTGTCAGCAGCACCATTGGATCAAGCACGACGACGGTGCGGGTAGCATTATGGTCCGGCTCGCTGACGAACAATCTGCGATCCGTGACGGTGCAGGAGACGCTGACAGTATATGTCGCTGATTTTGCAACATTTCTGTCGCAAGCAGAAGTGCAGGCGACAAATGCAGCGGCGTCCGCAGCGTCTGCATTAGCGTCTAAAACAGCAGCATCCAGCAGCGAGGATGCAAGCGCCATAAGCGCCGCGCAAGCAGCAGCCGCCGCTGGGAATAATATCCGAGGGTATGACGCACTACAGGCTCCCGCCGTGCGCATGCTCGGGACATGCGCCTATTTGGATAAATCCTACATAGACTGGTACGGGAGTTGGACAACGCCTACAGTTGCCACAGCGAGCCAGATCAGCCTGCCGGTGACGGTCCCTGGCGTGAGGCAGGGCGATTTTGTGCAGGTTTCGTATGCAGGCGATCTACAAGGTCTGGCATTTCGGGGTGTTGCGACGGACCTAAATACAGTTACTTTGTATTTACTTAACGCCACAGGGTCGTCGCAGACGCTCTTGACCGCAACGTATTATATACGAGTCGAAAAACTCGTCCCGATGAGGTAAAAAATGAGCAGTTTCCCGACCCCGGCATATAGATGGTCCGCAAATTCAAAGCAGCTTAATTTCCCCGGTTCAAAACTGTATCGTCCTTCTGTTGCTTGTGGAGCAAATGGAGCCGGTGTTTTGGGATTTGTCCCGGCTGCTGCGCCACTGTTCGACTACGATGGGGCAACCGGATTATGCAAAGGCGTGCTATTTGAGCGGTCTTGCACGCCTCTTAATGCCTTCTCTGGGCAATTTAATATGGCCCAATATGTAAAGGCCGGTGTGAGCGTTGGAAAGGCCGCCGCACTCGGTCCGAACACTCTCGATTATGCTGACAAGATCGCCGAAACAGAGGGTGTGGCCGGGCCGCACGCAATGGCTTTTTACTGCGCGTCAACATTGAGCAGCCAACATACCCTGGTTTGTATAGTAAAAGCCGCCGAAAGAACAAAAATCCGCCTCCGGCTCTACAATAACGCCGCAAGCGGAAATTCGTTTCGTGTTGACTTTAATTTGGCTACAAAAACACCGTACAACGTCGTTCCCGAGGGCAATGCCACGGTATCCCATTATGGGATGGAGCGTTTGCATGATGACTACTTTTTTTGCTGGATTACTGGGATACCAGACTCCGCGATCGGGGATGGAACGCTTGCCGCACAGCTAGGGCTGTTGGACCAAAACGGTCTCACTAACTATAACGGCGTAATCCCGTCAGGGATATATTGCGCTGGGATGAATGTCTACGCCGGTGGCGTCGCACAATCGTTTGTGCGTACAGGGTGGAGAACAAGTTCGGCTGATGCTCTCGATGTCGCAACAGGACCGAAAACGTTCGGTGTGTCATATGACTCCAGAGTTGCCGGTCAGCTTATGCCGGCTGGCGCTGCCGTAGAGATGACAACAGCATTAGATGCGACAGTTAAAATGACTGGAACTGTGGTATCCCATGTCGGGACGACGCTCACGGTATCTGTTACGTCCGTGACTGGGTCCGGCGCAAAAACAAACTGGTCAATCGACGCAGGCCTCATAACAACCCGTGGTTACGCAGTGTGGTCCGTCGCTGTGAGCTCTATGGTTGACAACGCCGGGGCCTACCAGTTTCGGGGAGACGGGACTATTGTTGTTCGCGCCAGGACGCCGCGCGGGGCTAGCAACAATCTAAAACTATTTCATCTGTCGGACAATAACGGCAATGTAGTTTACGTGTACCGTTCATCGGATCGCTTGCTGCGCTGCGAATGTTGGGCTGGTTCCGTAAAACAATTCACTCTCGCCGGCCCTGCTGTCCCAGACAATACAGATTTCGCTGTCGCGGTCTCCTTTGCGAACTATAATTATGGGTGGTCCGTCAATGGTAGCGACGTCGTTTATGCCCGGGATGCGATAAACGGTCCATGGGACCCAGCAACAACAAAATTGTACTACGGGAGCGGCGTTGAATCTGGGGGCGTCTGGGACGGCTGGATACACTCCGTCGAGTTTTACAACGCCAGAATAGACGACGGATATTTGCCGGCTCTCGCAACATACTAGGGGATTATATGCATGACATAGCGTGCAAATGCACTACATATGAGGCGTTTTTTGCATGGGCCACCCGCCTTGGGCTGACGACGGCCAATGATTTACTTGGTGTCTCGGAAAAACATGAGGCGATTGTGTGGGTAGGTCGGGTGGAGTCCGCCCCCGCCACATTTGACGCGGCCGGTGGCCTCTTGTCCCCTCCGATCTATTATGATGGGGAGTGGGCTATTTTGCGGGGAACGGAACAATTATTGGACGATGCGGCCGCCACGACAGTGGACGGAGTGGAGATCGTGGCCCCGGCCCTTGCGCCTCCAATCGGCTGGGATTGGCGCAATCGCCCACAGACCCCCAGCGAGGCGCAACTGATTTCGCGCGCCGTTGATACGCGCGTGGCCGAGGCGGCGGCGGCCTGTGACGCGATCCTGGCGCCGCTGGCGGCGCGGTTCGGCGTCTACGAGC